AAATTACGGATGAGGATTTGTAATGCATAATGTAATAAGTGTTGACATCGTGGAATGAGCCGTCCTATATTTAGTGATGGCTCATTTCTACGACTGCACCCACGAACCCAAGTTTGAGAAAAATGTTACGACACCCGCTCAAGCTAGAAAGAATAACTACAAGACCTACCCTTCAGTCACGACTGTACTAGGCATAATCAAGGATGACTTTCTTGATTCAATTTATAAACCACGAATGATGGTAGACCTTGCACGAAAGCACCCGAACCTAGTGTGGCAAGACATCGAGACTTTAGTATACGGAACACGGGAACATCCTGTAACGGGCGACACGATAGGTTCATCTGAATTTGGTACTGCGGTACACAAATGTATTGAAGACAAGGTAGAGGCCATGATGCAAGGCACAGAGGCCGAACCTAATCCATATGACCCATGGGCAGAACCATTCCTAGAATGGATAGAAGAGAGCGAGACCAAACCAATGTGCTGTGAACATATCATTGGCTCTCATACAATTAAGACTGCGGGTTCAATAGACTTTATGGGCTACGATGAGGACGACAAACTCTTCTTAGCTGACTACAAATGTAGAACAAATACCAAGGGCAAAGCTAAGACTTACCCGAAAGATTGTGAGCAGTTGGCCATTGAATCCTATATGGTTATGAAGGAATATAAACTTGATTACTTACCTAAGTGCATTACTGTATGTGTGGACTGCGACACAACTAAACATTATCACAGGCAGTGGACACCACAGGAAATGGACATCGGTATTAAGAATTTTAAATACGCTTGTAAATTATATTGGAACAAAAGGATGAAGAAATGAGTGACGAAAACCCGAACTTAGATTACTACGAAGAACTAATACACGCAGAAGATGCCATCCAATTTGATGGCCTTGACTACGCAATCGTTGGCACTAGCCACGATGGATATTATATCTATGACTACGACAGACTGATTGAATGTTTTATGTCCGATAGTGGAATGACATACGATGAGGCCGTGGAATGGATTGACTACAATGTACTCGGAACTAATGGTGGTACAGGATTTATAGTTATATATAGCCTTGAAGAAATTTGAAATAATCTACAAGCATTTTGATATGCATCCCGACTATCGTGGTTACCAAGTGCGATGGGCTAATGATGAGAAGCAAGCACTTAGCTACATCTGTTCATCAAAGCCTAACAAGGATGGCTATGCTACGACTAAGAAAGGTGCGAGGATACAAATACTAGAAGTAAACGAAAGATAATTATGGGCAAGGGAATGCAACCCAAAGCGGGATACAATCAGAAACTTTACGACCAAAACTATGATGAAATAGATTGGTCATCAACTAGAAAAAAATCTGATGAGAACAACAAGACTGCTAAGAAAAAAAGCAAATGACTTATCTGCCCGCAAGCCAACTCGCAAAGTGGCGAAAGGAAAACGAACCAAGTAAGTGTCCGATATTAAATCGAGAGACTGACGATTGGGTAGTTGACCACGACCACAGCAGTGGTGAGATTCGGGGAGTAATAAGTAGACAGGCCAATACATTAATAGGTAAGATGGAAAACATATATACATCTATGTGTAAGGGAGACCCTAGGGAATTACCCGATGTCCTTGAGAACATAGCATCATACCTTAGGCAGCCCGACTCAGAGATACTACATCCTGTTGGACTCAAGCAACTTACAAGTCGGTTCAAAAATAATTTAAAAAAAGATGACCAAGTCTTTTTACTTACTACACTTGGTGCTACAAATTGTGAATTAAATACTTGCATTAACATATCCCATCGTGTAAAACTATTTAAGAATTTATTAAAAAAATATTATGACAAAAGAAATAAATCACACACATCAACTTGTGCTGATTCAAGGAGAACTCAAAGCTCCGAAGGGTCAGACAAACAAGTTCGGAGGGTACTCTTATCGCTCCGCAGAGGACATACTCGAAGCAGTAAAACCTCTCCTACAAAAACATAACTGCGACCTTACACTCAGCGATGACATCGTAGAGGTAGGAGGCAGAGTATATGTAAAGGCAACAGCCCGACTCGTATCACACAACCCATTCTCCGAAGTAGAAACCACGGCCTATGCTCGTGAAGCAGAAAACAAAAAGGGAATGGATGATGCACAGATTACAGGGTCAGCTAGTTCTTACGCTCGTAAGTACGCACTGAACGGCCTGTTCTGTATTGACGATACTAAAGACCCCGATGCAACTAACACGCACGGCAAGTCACAACCTAAACCACAATTAGCCACAGCTTCTATTGACGAGGACTTATTTTAATTATGACAGACATAAACCAATACGATAACAATAACAGCGGAGTTCTATTTAAGAATGACCGCAAAGAAAAAGAAACCCATCCCGATTTCCGTGGCACTGCGGAAGTGGATGGTAAAGCCTACTATCTGAAAGGATGGAAAAAGGTATCCAAGAAGGGAGTATCCTTCTTGTCTTTAGCATTGGATGTGAAGGAAGATGCTACACCAAAGAAGCCCGCACCTGTTGACGTTAATGACAGTGACCCATTCTAATGCAATACGATAAGGAATGGTGGGATAAGTTCCGACAAGATGAGGTGGATGAAATACTCCACCTCACTAGTCTAAAGAACTCTGACTACACAGGTGGCGAGAAACAAAGTAACCCATTCGAGAACTTTGATGGGTCTACTGATTTCGGGATTGAACCACTAGTGGGTGTAGCTCTACGGATGCAAGATAAGTTCCAAAGACTTAAAGCATTCTGCCGAGATGGTGAACTATCACTGAATGAAAAAGGTGACACCGCTCGTGACATTTTTAGGGACTTGATAGGTTACTCCTTGATAGCCATAGGGATGTTAGAACGCAACAAAAAATAACCGATAGCCATGTTAGAATCATACCCCTTTCGCAAGTGCGAAACTATGACTAACAACTATCAAAAGAATCAACCAATTATGTTAAAGACAATACACGAAGCTACAGAAGTATCATTAAATGCATACAATGAAATCTCAAGAAGAGAAATCCCCAAAGAATCACAAGACCGATTCAAGTTTCTAGGCCAGTGTTTGAATGCTTTGACTAAGCAAATCGAATCAGAGAATGATAGACTTAGTCGAGCCAAACAATAGAGAAGCTGAAGAAAAACTAATCGCTTGCCTATGTGTTGGTGGAGATTCATCCGCATACGATAGCGTATCATCCATCTTAACTGAGGATGATTTCTATTTCCTAAGATACCGGCTACTGTTCAAAGCAGTAGCCCATCTTAGTGAGACTAGCACACCGATAGATGAGATTACCATCATGGAATATCTCAAGTCCATCGAGTGCCTTGACGAAGTCGAGGGTGTCACAGGCATCATCGACACATTCAGTAAGAGTAACAGCACAATGCAACTAAGACATTGTACTGATATTGTACTAGAGAAAGCACACCTAAGAAGATTACGAAGAGCCTACATACTCGGTGCCGAGAATGCATCTGCCGAAACTGCAACATCACAGCAGATAAAAGCAGATGTAGAAGAGCAGACATCAAGAGTCAGTCAGACAGCAGACAGCGGACAAGCAGTCCAAGACACAGCTAATGAACTGAAAGAAGATTTTGCTGCGATGATGAGTGGAGAATATGTGAATGATGTGGTAAGAACCCATCTGCCACAGCTTGACTCAATGCTCGGCAGCGGAGGCATAGGAGCGGGCGAGGTACTAACACTATCTGCACCCACATCTTGTGGTAAGTCAGCACTAGCATTATATATAGCTACGCAAGCTATGCTTAAAGAGGCTGTACCTACCCTTATATTCTCTTTGGAGATGCCACGTAAGCAAATTATCAAGCGGATGGTACAAGCCATCTCCGGGGCAAATCTGAGGCAAATACAGGAGCGTGTAATATCAGATAAGAATCTACAGAAAGTACACGAGGCTACCGATATGGTTGCCGGGTTACCTTTCTATAGTATTCACACCGCACGTAATCCACAGGATGTAATCAGCCAAGCTAGAAACTATGTGAAGAAACACGGAGTAAAGTTAGTAGTCATTGACTACCTACAACTTATACCGTGGTCATCCAAAGCTAAGAGCAAGGCCGAAGGTATTGCTGACATCTCACACAAGGTCAAGCAGTTAGCACTTGAATTAAATGTAAGTGTAATACTGTTGTCTCAAGTAAATAGAGAAGGAGCAAAGCGAGAAACAGGTCTTAGTCTTTATGACCTCAAGGATAGTGGTGACATCGAGAACGATGCTGACATTGTCCTTTTACTATGGCCAAAGAATGGTGACATCGAGGGTGCTAAATCCTCGGATGCCAAAGGGCCATTCACTGAACTCCAATATACCATAGCTAAGAACCGTGAAGGTGAGCGTGGTGTTGGAGGTTACTTAAAATTTTACCACTGTTTAGGAAGGTTTAAATAACAATTATGAATTCAAGATATATATTAAATTACGTTGCTCAAATGTTTGAGGTAAGTCCTACAGATATTCAGCAAGAATCTAGAGGTAGACAATCAGTAGCAAAAGCTAGGGATGTTTACTTCTATCTACTAGAAGCCACCGGCAAAAGCCACAATGAGATAGCCAAGATAGGTAGACGAGAACGGTCTAGCGTAACCTGTGCTATCAAGCGAACTAAAGAAGCTATGAAGAAAGAAGAGTTTCTACGCAAGAGAGTTGAACGCTTACTAGATACAGTTATGAACATTACTATTAATGAGCCGACTTACTAAAAAATATTTAGATAAACTATTGACATACATATAGATTGATTCAATCTAATAAACGTTGTCGGGTTTTTATTTATTTTCCCCGGCAATGTTTATCATATAATAATATATTGAACGTTAAAGCATAAAGCCTAGTCCTCTTT